TAACACATTACCATTGTAAACACGAAACAATAATTCATCTGTATTTTTGGCAACTGCGTTAATTGACGTTAGAGAGGGTAAATTCATAGTGATGAATGAATATGTCTTCACACATGCAGTATTCGTAGAAACCATCGTTTTAGTGGGTTTATGCCACACTTCAATGGTTGCAGTTGATATGCCTTCAAAATCCACAAACGATGTGAACGTAATTGAGGTGGAAGTATTATTGATGTGCATATACAATAGAACGCAAATTGAGGTTTTTGTTACAAAAAGAAAACCCCCACCGATTTGGTGAGGGTCGTCTTACTATTAAAACTGAAATCAAATTAAGGGGCAACAGTGACAATACTTCCCATTTCGGTGTAATTGTCCGCATCAACGGGTGCGGGTGGGTTTGGCTCACTTGACATCAAAGTCAAAGTATTCAAACGGGCATCACCCATTTGTACACCCCATGAGGATGATCCGCCGTTGGCATCACAACCCAAAGTTTCACCTAACAACCAAAATTGGTCGTTGCGATCCCATACGATGATCTGCCATCTACCTTGTGCTAAAGTTTTCAAAGTGTCCATGTCGGCATCGCCCGTTACGGGTGTTTTACCGCTTGGTTTGAAAGACAAGGTAAACAATGTTTCGTAGGCAGTTGTTCCGTTATCACGTGAAGCAATCACGGTTGTTTCGATTGTTGACAAACCCTTCAACTCCCAAAAATTGGCAGTAATTGGAGTGGTGGTTGTCCCGTTGTCAATCAACGTTACTAATCCCGTACCACTTTTAGTCACTCTGTTGGCAAATTCAAAGGGGATCAAAAAAGCACCCTTTAAACCACCGACAAACTGCTTACATGGTTCGTATCTATTGGCTAATGTTCCACAACTTGGCATATTTTTTCTATTATCTTGTTAAAAAAAAAGGGGCGGGTGTTTATGCCCACCCCGTGTTTATATTTTCCTTGTCGGATTAGGTTACGTTAATTACAACTTGTTGAGTTGGGTTGGTAGCGATGATACCACCAGTGAAACGCATGATGACACGTACGTTCTGTGAACCATCGATATCGCTCATGTCGATAACCTTTACTTCGTTGTAATCGCTCAACAAACCAGTACCGAAGTGCAAATCGCTCTTCATACCCAATACGCAGTCGTAGTCGTTAAGACCAGGACACATGGTAACGGGGATACCTTGGAAGTTCATTGGCTTCTCACCAACGTAGAATTGGAAGTTGTAGTTACCTGCTGACAACGCCGCTTGGTATGCCTTCATGGTAGCAGGACCAACGTAGTATTGGTAACCTTCTTTACCATACAATGCTGCGGGTGAGTAATCTAACGCTTCTTGCAAACGAGCAACAACGTTTGAACCCGTAGTAGCACCACTGAAAGGACGAGTGATAGCAGAGTTATCGATCAAGTAACCGATCATACCATCTTGACCTGCAACGATAGCGGAATCATACCACAAGTTTGATTTCCAAATACCCAATTCGTTTGCTTGAGCAACTTCGGCGGCGGTTTGAGCCAACATGAATTCTTCAAACGTAGCGGGGAGTTTTTCAAATGCAGAGAATCCTGCTTGTGCTGCTTCCCAAGTTGTACGCAATTGGTTTTTGCACAACTGCAAGTTTACTTGCTTCTCGATTGTAGTCAACACGTATTCTCCCAAGGTCACTGAACTTGAATCAGTGAAATCACAAGTTGCATCAGCAATAGTGATCGAATCTTGGTAGTTACGGATAACTTCTTTGAAAGCCACATTGGGGTGCAATGTGATAAGTTCTTTTGCCAAGGTCTCGCCTGACAACAGAGCAGCCGCAATGTACTTATTGCCGAATAAACCCGCATAGGTGTTTGGCGATACAGTTGGACCACTCAAATGGGTTTTGATCAGATTATTTTTCATTTGTGTGTTAGTTAAAAAGTTGGTCAAATACTCGGTCTTTAATTGTTTTTTCACGCTTGTCGCTGATGTGGAAGTGCATTTTGCTATTTGTGCTAGTGGCTTCAGGATTGAATGGAGTATGAGGGGCGGGTTCGTTTGCCAATCTCTCTTCCAATTCTTGATTAACTGCACTCAATGCAACTTTCTCTGCTTCTAAGGCACTCAAACGGGCTTCAAACTTGGCTTCAAGTTCTTTGATCTGAGCGCTGAAATAAGATTCTTCCATTTCAGTTTTAGATTTTACGGTCTTCTTTGGCTTCATAGCCATCTCACCGATCTCTTCTTTCATAGGCATGTCTTCGGCTTCTACTTCCTCAACAATTTCCTCTTCAGATACTTCGGCTTCTTTCTTAGCAATTTCAACGATAACTCCGTTTTCGTCTACTTCTACGATGTTACCATCTTCCAAAGCAAATTCACCAGCGGGTGCGGGGATTTTACCATCTTCGGTTACAATGAACACCGCTTCACCAACGGCAAAGGTGTCCGCTTCAAAAATGGCTTGACCATCTTCGGTTTTTACTTGTTCCAATTCCACGGCAACGGGTTCAGCGATACCCAATTTTACCATGATGCGGTCCAAGATTGTTTCTGCGTTCATACTCATAAAACTTTATTTTTTTAGATTGTTAGATTTTTACATGATTGATGCAATCTTTTCTGTCAAGTCATTGATTTGGATGTCTGCCCTTTTCAATGTATCCTCCGCAATTTTAACAAAAGGAACATCCGATGTCGCTTCTTTGCCAACCAATTGTTTGTATGATTTTTTGAAATCTTGCAAATCGTTGTACAATTTCCTGCGTGTTTCATTCATTGGTTTTAACTTTGCATTGACATCCGCTTTTAATTTTTTAACCGAATTATCATAAACCCCCAAACTTTCCTTGAACATTGTATCAAGTTCCCCACTTAATTTTTTGATGTCATCGCCTGATGCCAATTCTACCTTAATTCCTTTAAGTTGCATATTATTTTGATTTTTTATATTCGGTTAAAATTGCCACCACCTCATCCAATAATGATGGTTGTTTACTCATCTTCATTTTGTCGGCAAAATACCCTTCAATGCTGAATCCCTTAAACTTGCCATCCTTGACATCGTTCCACACTTGGTCGTTGGTTACTTTTAAGCAACCCATCCATGTGCCTACGGGATCGTTCATACCATAGATGGCAGATTTATCCTTTTCCATATCCTCCTTTAACCAAGTTTCAACCATGCACACACCTTGTACCGACAATTCGTGTTCAACAGTGGCATTGGCTTGGTTACCTTTCATCAAGAACATTTGTGATGCCTTGCGTACGGTATCCTTGGAAAAGTAAATGTAGAATTCATCCAATTCACCATCAATGATTTGTTTGCGGTAAATAGGTTTATCGGGGATAAGGATAGGACCCATTAGGATGCGTTTTTCTGCATCTACCTTGGCAAACTTTACTTCATGGGATTTCAACGCAACAAAATTGGATTCAATGGCGGGGGCTTCCACGATGCTTATCGCATCAATGCCACTTGCCATTTGTTGTTCATCCAATATAAGTTCAACGATACGCATGATTAATTCAACGCTTTACTCACTTGTGATGAAATACGCTTTGTAGTTGCATTCAACCTTGACAAATAATCGTATGAAGATGTCAATTCTTTGTACTCTTTTGAATTATCTAATCCCGCACTTTTCAAATCGGAAATGATTGCTTCAATTTGTGTTTCTTGGAAATTGCCAATTGGTTGCAACAATTTGTATGCTTCTTTCAACATCAAAACGGCTTTTTGTTCGTTCTTCAACAATTCTTTTCCTTGGTTTTCCAAATCATCGGCCAATTTTTGAATCTTTGCCATTTCCTCTTTTATACCCAAGTCAACCTTAACAGTTGACAACTCAACTTGGTTAACGGCACTTGATGCCATGAATTTTTCAAATGATGTTTTCATATTCTATATAACGATTTATCCAGGGAATGTTGCGTTTTGTTGGATTCTGCGGTCAAGGGCTTGTTGGGTACTCATGTCCGTTGCAACTGTGTACGCCTTGATTGGTTTTTGTTGTTGACTTGCCAAACTCTTTGCAAGTTGTGCCGATGGATCCGCCGAACCACCCACAATTGAAACACTTGGCCCCATGCTTGGTTGTGGTGCTGAATCCGAACTACCTGGGATTGGTGTTGATGCCATCTTCCGAACATTGGCAAATCCCGCTGCGATAATCGCCGCTGCGTTGATATAACCAACGGGTGTTCCCGCACCCAATGCCAATGCCTTGGTTGCCCCCATGTAGGTGTCAATGATTGCCGATGCAATGGCCAATGATTTACCCGCTGCGGTTTCCTCACCAACTGCGGTTGCTATGGATGTTAATGCCCCCGTAACTGCACTTGCCAATGCTTCTTGTTGACTGATTTTTAATGCGGTCAATTCCTTTGCCGACTTCGCTTCAAATGTCGCTTGTTCGGTTGTTTTGACTTTCATATCCGCATCAAACTGCGCTTGTGCTTCCAACTTTTGGTTTAACACATCTTGATACGCTGCGGTGCCTTTTGTCAATTGTGATAACTGGGTGTCAAAATCGGCTTGGCGTTTTTCGTTCAATTCGTTCAATTGTCGGATTTCTTCATCCCTCAATGCTTGTTCCGCTTCCTTAACCGCTTTGAATTTATCGAACTCATTGGTCAACAAATCAGCCCGTTCAATCGCCGCTTCCTTTTCAGCCAATAACGCTTCGTTGGTGATTTCAATTTGGGATAACTTTGATTCGTTGATTGACTTTTGAATGTCCAATGCTTCCTTGCCCAATGATACTTCGTTGGTAAGGGTTTCCGACATCAACCCCGCATACTTTGCCGTTACTCCCGTTAATTCTTGTTGCAATGCCAACAATTCATTTGCTCGGTCTTTATTTGCACCCAACAAATTTTGTTGCATTTGGATAATACCCATTCGGGCTTTGATGTTTTCTTTTTCTTTTTCCTCACCTTCGGCCAATACCCTTTGCAATTCTTTATTCGCTGCCAAACGATCCGCAATGGTTGTGTTTTCATCATCACGCAATTGCCGTTGTTTCTCGGCCATCAAATCGTACTTTTCAACAATACCTTGATACAAGGTTTGCAATCTTTGAATGTTGGCTTCCGCATTGGCCAATACATCTTTGTTATCAAATGCCTTTTTGGTTGCCTTGGCGATTGTATTGAACGATTGTTTTGTGAACTCCACAACATCATTCACAACGCCTTTGATGTTTTCCATCTTCTTGGCGTTTTCCTGTGCTAACTTGACATTTTGTTTTTGCAGTTTATCTATTTCATCCCCAATCTTTTTGGCTTCTTCGGTATCCCCCGTAAATTCATTCCAGTTTTTACGCAATTCAAGGATGGCAAGTTTGGCCGTGTTCGCCCATTGTGTGAACTTATTGAACACCCCATCAATCATGTTTTCTTTGATGAACTTTGCACCGCGTTCAAACGATGCAACCAAATCATCCCACCATACTTTTGGTTCTTTGAATGCCTTAGCAAACCATCCAAACAATGGTTTCAATACCTCAACAACCCCATTCACCACACCTTGCATTACAACCATGGCTTGGTTAAGCAAATCCACCACGGCTTGGTTTTCACTCAATACCGATTTGAAGGTATCCAATACCCCCAACAAGATACCAAATCCCAATCCCGTTTTAACGGCATTCCCCATTGCGGACAATGTTTGTCCAAATGATTTTGCACCTTTACCCGCACGGGCAAAAAGCCCACCCAAACCACCTAAACTTTTTTCCAGGCCATCAATGTTCTTTTCGGCCTTTTTGGTGTCCGCGTTTATCTTAAAATTTATTTCATCCGCCATGATTTGTATGTTCTTTTATATTGTGTAAATACTTGCTTCCAAGTTTGTGCATATTGGTTTTTGCCCTTTGCGATTTCCACCGCATCGGATACCCCGTACCATTCTTGGGATTGTGCTAATTTTATGATTAATGATATCATTTTTTGAGTATTAAAAAGTTGGATTTCAAAATGGTGATGGTGTGCGAACCACCCGTGTACATTTTCCAAACAAATGTTACTTCATCCGTGGGGGCCAAATCCAATATGGTGTCAATTTGAATACTATGGAAATTTGAATCCGTGGCCGCATAAGCCGTGGTGTTGATGCCATTGATTTGGATTGCATATTCAATTGATTTGTTTCCACTTTGACCAAACGAAGCCATGCCCGTGAACTTGTATTGGCCACCATCAGTGCATACATATTTGGATGGGTTCAATGTGGCCGTGATGTTTTGCACATACCCGATTGATTCTTCTTCCTCCATGGGGATGGTATCCCACAAGGTTGAATCCGTTGAGCGGGTTGCGGGGTTGTTGTTGTACATCGTGATTTGGTTAAACTGCACGATGGATTGCAAGTTCTCAACTTGATGAACCAATGTCGACACGCTATTTTGGTTGTAGTCCTCATCTTGGTTGGTGTCCAAATAATCTTGGCCGTTGAACTTGTACGAATTCATGATACCTTTTGCAACCGAATAATCCTTCAAATATGTTTCCCCACTTGGTGTTGGCAATGGGTTTGTAAAATCGGGCCGTTGCCCCGTGGTTGTAAACCTCATAATTTCCACATCTGGGTATGTTACCAATTCCAGGTTGGCAATCTCCGTCAACATATCGTATTGGATGGATTGGATTTTGTAGTAATTCGATGAAATGGCGATGGTGTCGTTCAATTCAAGATTCAACCACTCGCCCACGGGTAACACCGCAGTCATTTTAACCACCCTTGATTGCGTTGAATACATACGGGTGAGGTATTCTGTCCAATACAAATCATACATCGTTTTTGTGGGTGCATCGCCACGCAAAGAAAGTTCCAATCCGAACGCATTTGAATAACTATTTGATATTGTTGGATAGTCCGAATAAGGTGTCATCAACGGCATCACGATTTGAATGTTGTTGTTGAAATACCACACATCGGAAACCGATTGTTTACCTCCATAGTAAAACAAGGTGTAATCTTGTTGCACGGGTTTGAAGTCGGTATCCAAAAACACGGGGATGTTCAATTCCGTTTTACGAACTATTTGCCCATTCAAATTGACTTGGTTCATCGCCTGGGGTGCAATCACATGGAATGGTGTTTCAATGTTAAATTCCTCCGTTGGGTAATCAATTAACGGCATGAACTTAATTGATCCGTATTCCCGTTTGTTAATTTGTTTGTAGTACGCATTGGCCAAGCATGTTGATTCTTGGTGGCTCATACTCACATGGCGTGGTATTGGTAATTTGTCGTGCTGAATGTCCTTAATATCCACATACGATGTCCAATTCTTTGTTGTTCCCAACGCCAACCAATCCGCCAAATTGTGGATTTCAATTGTCTTTTCACCCGTTGGAACTAATATGCAGTTGAAACCTTGCAACACCCCATTGATGAAATCTTTGATGGGTTTTTGTGGCATGGCATCTTCCATGCGGATGCTCGTTCCGTTAATACCTTGTGGGGCTTTGTAACACTTAAAAGTGATGGCAATTGTTGACCAACCACCCGTTGCACGATAACGCACCGAAACCACATCCCCCGAATTTAATCTTTGGTTGAAACTTGCCCCCACCGCTGCCGATGTTGTTGTAAATATCAATTGACTTGGTGCAAATTCTTTACGCCCGTTTAGGAAAAAGGCGATTTCCAAACTTTGCAACGCAACACCTGGGGCAATAATACTCAACACATCCAATGAAAACTGATAATAACCCCCTCGGTTACAAGTGTAATCCCCCGTTGTATTGTTGTAGTTCCCCGATGGGTTTGAAACGATGGTTGGGAATATCAATTGGGCGTATGTCAATACTCCCGATGTTGCCGTAAATGTTTGTGGTGAATTGGAAGCATGGCAAGTTCCTGGCAATGTGTATTCGGGATCGTACAATGGCCCCGCCGTTTGCATTGGCAACACATACAAATCATCCATTTCGGGCCTTGTAAGGAATGAACCCGTCAATGTGTATCCAATATCATTGCTATTGAATGCAGTAACCAACATTTCACGAAGGCGAATCGCGGGGCGTAAATCATCCACCTCAACACCCCTTGGTTTTAAGATGTTTCCGTTTACTCCCGTCAATGTGGAATATCTCCATTGTTGGTTGTAATCTGCAATCGGCCATAAAATATCACCACCCAATAAATTTTGATCCCATGAACTCAATATGTTTGTGTAATTGGCCGTGTGTTCGTATTCACTCCAATCAACTTCGTTCATCAATGTTTCGCCCCACGCATCCAACAATTTTTTGGTCGTGCCGTAAAAAATGATGTTGTACAATTGTGGCAACCCATCCTTGAATTTACAACCAATCAATTCAACACGACCTTCAAATACGGGTAATCCGTTGATGAATATGGTTGCGTTTTTACCAATGTTGGGATTCCAACCCACGATGACCATGTTTTCATCAAACCAATTGGCAAAGATTTGGTTGTTAGTGTCCGATGCGGGTATTTGGAAATCTTGGGTGTAATCTGTCCAAATGGTGGCAAGGTTCATCAAGTCCTTTAATTGCCTTGTAAGGGGTACGGATTCATCTTGGAATAAATCCACGGGTACTTGGTAACTGAATGTACCGCCCAACGCTTCCAACTTTTCAATGCAACATTCTTGGCCTTCAATAAATCCCGATGCCGTGCGTTGGTTGTACGCCAACATTATTGGCCCGATGGTATCGGTGTTACTATCTTGGATGGATAATGAAAATCTAATTGCCATTATCGTACTATCTTATTAATTTTTGGTTGGTTGTATTCCATTTGAATGGTGTACAAAATCAACTTTTCGTTTATGCGTGTTTTCTTTTCAAATGTGGTATCAATAATCCTTGCCGACAAAACTTGTGGGCCGTTCACCAATACATTCACCGAATAAAAAATTTGCTCAACCACATCAACATCGTTTTGCGTGATCCAATCCGTGTTTACTGTCATCACCTGGGTACTATTAACCAAATAAGGTGTGGTAATTGGAACGCCGTATGTCCATGATTGTGCAAGGTCGGTTTGTTTATAAATCGGTTGTGAATACTTTTCACCGCTGATTTGGTTCGTGGTTCGGTGAACGCCATTAAACAAGAACGAATCATACACCCCGTATTTGTTTAGGAATAACACATCTTGTTGCCCGTACTTATTTTCACACACAAAATTCAATGGTATAACAATATCATCACCCGCCTTTACAAAAGTTATGTTGGTTGATGCCGATACTCCACCCGCTGCCAACAATTGTACAATCTCAATACCTTGGATGGCGTTTGCACTTAACCCACTCACCGCGTTTGGCGTGATGGTTGCACTCCCACAAGTGATTGAAGTAACCACAGTTGCATCGTACCACAAATATGCCGTTGTTGTTTCAGGGGTGATTGTTACTTGGGTTTTGTCCGTGTAAACCACCTTGCTAAATCCTTCGTTAAACCCTTCCGCAGTGTAAGAATAACCCAAGGTAGCCAAAACAACATTGGATGTCGCATATGCCGTGTATGTGGTTGTGGTGCCTACTAAATACACCCCACGCACTTTGACGGCAACACGCATTGCCCCATTCCCGATATTTGGTTTGTATGTGCCGTTAATTAAATAATCCTCGGTCAACATTTGTTCCACCAATTTGTGAATGTCAATCCATCCACGCCCCGAACCATATTGGTCGGGTTTGCGGTTTATTGTCCAATTCGGTGAACCTGGCAATGTCGTTGTGCCACTCCATACATACACATCGCATTGATAATAGAATGAATCTGCGGTGTATAACGCATCGTAAAATTGGTAAATCAATGGGGATTTTGCCCCACATATCGCACTTGGTTGTTCGTTGAATGTCATCGTTTGAATCTTGCTTTTATGTCTTTGGCCATTGCCGTGGTTAATGCCTTATTGAATTGTGGTAATATCTCCTTTCGTGCCATTGTAACAAATGGGAATGGTTCAATACCAAAGTGTTTAATCTTTCTGTTCATCATGAATCGCATTGCGTTTTCATCGGCCTTGCCTTTGAATCGCCCCGTTCCCATATCCCGTGGTTGAATGCGTTTCATCTTTGTCCAATTCCGCATTGATGCCAACGGAATGCCCTTGCCTGGCTTTCTTCCGTTCTGCACATAATCGGCGGTTTTGTTCATGGTAATCCCCATGTCCAACCCTTTGGGTGCGGGTTGAATAGAGTTGACCAATTGCCCAGATGCCACATAGTTTCCACGGAATGTTTTTTTGGATACGGAAATGGGTGTCCACCCTTCACCGACTTTTTTCCACTTGGCACGGATTGAAGTTCGTGGGCGTTTTACCTCCAATAAGGTACGACACGCAATCGCCCATTTGTTGGAATACTCCGCAACTACTTGTTCGCTATTTTTATACGCAATCGCCATCCGTAACCCATGGGTTAATTAACTCAATTCCAACTGTGATTTGGTAACCCGCCAATACCGAATCCAATGTTTCCACAAATGGTTGAAAAGTAATTGGGCGTATATATTGGATTTGGTTAAAATAATCTTGTTCCGTTTTCCATAACCCCTTTGAAAATCTCACATACAAATCTTGCAAAATGTTTGCATAGTTTTGATTCTCGGTGTATCCGTATTGGCTGTATTCGGTGATTAAATTTTC